TTTCTTGGATCTATAATATCATTTATTACTTGAATGGGATTATTTGGTTCACTGTATGTTGATAGTTTTGGAAGTTCCGCATCTTCGTTTGTTAAAAAATATTCTAGCTCCGCTGCAAAGTTATCATCAGCTCCTGCTGCACCACCGTTGTTAAAGTCTGTTCTTGGTAATGGGGTAATCTCAACACCACCACCTCTATTAAGTTTTGCACGGCCACCTTTTGCTGCTTGAAAAGGATCTATGTCAGGTTGATCACCTGCTTCCATGTTTGAAAGTTTTTCTATTAACTGAGGTGCAAAAGGTTTATCTGAATCCGTGCCGGTTAAATCATCTAAAAAATTTTCTATTTTTTCTCTACGTTCTCCAGCTCTTTTTATCATGCCCTCTGGATCTTGCATATCTGTTGCTATTGCTAAAGGTATATTTACAGTTTTACCAATAAGTGGATCTTTTAATAAATAAGATCCTGCACTAGCCAAAGACTCTGTTAATGGAATACCTGAAAACATGCTTAAAGTAAAATCTAATGGACTTAATACAACAGCTCCTCCCGGAACTTTGTTTGTTAAAAATCTAAAATTATCCATTTTAGATTTTATATCTTGTGCTTTTCCTCTAAAAGTTCCTGTTTTTTCTTTTATAGTTTCTGTTGGATTTTTAATTTTAAAATTAGGGTCTACTGCTTTACTTACTAAAATTCTTTCTGCATATTTTTTATATCTTTTCACGTTATCAACAAAATTTAAATTTAAACCTCTACCGATTGCATCTATTTCAGGTTTAGTTAAATCTTTTATCTGACCGGACATATTTGCTTTTTGAGTTGATATAACTAATTTTTTTAATGGATTAACATCTACTTCATCTAAATGGTCTATAACTAATTTGTCTCCACCCTCTTGAAGAGCTTTATTTAAATTTATTGTTTTACCTGGATTACGCGGATCATCTATTTTTATTTTTTTTAATTTTTCAATATCATTATAAACGGTCGCTGCTTCTTTAAATAAAGGATCGTTTAAATCTATGTTTCTATAAGTGATAATTTTATTTGTATTTAAATCTCTAAATTTAACATTAGCTATGGTGTCTCCACTAACATATTTAAATAGATTACCACCCTGATCAACATGTCTAGCTAATTGTGCGAGTATATAACTTTTAGCATCGAACGATCTAGCTCCTGATTTTAAAATTTCTGTTCTTGCTGCAGTTGAAATTGGATAATTTTTTAAAGTTTTATTATAAGTTTTAACAGTTGTTTCACTAATATTTTTAATATCATCTGCTGTATAAATTTTTCTTGGTTGTGTTATTCTTGTAAGTATTGTTCTAAATTTTGGCGAAAGTTTTTCATACATTTTTAATTCAACAGGATTTAAACTACTTTTTAGCCTACCTGGGGATACACCTGTTTTATCTGAAGTTAAATCTATTAATGGTCTATCTCCTCGATTAACATCTTTAACAAGTTTATTAAATTTTATTTTATCTGTGGATAAAGTTTTTTTTCTCTCACCGCCTTTTATAAGTTTTTTATAATCTTCACCTAAAGCTTTTTCAATTCTTGATTCTGTTTTTACATCTCTTCCATCCTCAAAAGCTGTTGGATCACCAAACATTTCTACAAGGTCAGACAAAAAAACTTTTGATGCACCGCCTTGAGATTTAACGTACGCTTTAATATCTTCTAACGATTGCAAATACTCTGGTGTAAAACTTTTAAAAGGATTTTTTCCTGTTCGTGATCCCTCTTTAATTCTGGCTCTAAGTTCTTCCTCTGTAAAATAATTAGGTACTTCTTTACTAATTATTCTACCTTTTGAATCTCTTTTACCCGTAGACTCATAACTACGAAAAACATATTTACCAAAATTAGGGTGTCCTGGTTTAGAAATTCTTGGATATTCTTTTCCATCAATTACAATTGTATCTGTGCCCGGACTAAACCTAGATTTTCTACCTTGTTCTAAAAATATATTAGCAAAACCAGTTCTATCTCCATAATCCTCACCAGAGATAACACCTCCACCGATTTTACCACCCTCTGCTCTGTTGTCTCGTATAAACCTATTGATAGCTTCTCTATCTAGAATCTCTTGTTTTGGCGGCGGTTGTGGTGCCTCGCTTGCTCTAAACACACCAGGTATTTCTAAAAGTTTTTGAAACTCATCATCGTTCAACGCAAGTTTATTACCAAGACTCTTGTCCTCGTCATCAATCAACGTGTTGGTTGTGGGATCAAATACGTAAGCCAACGATGCCTCCTTCTGCGTTTAGATCTTTGAATGGTACAACTGTGCCTTCGACTACAGGTTTCTCTTTAACATATTGTTTGTAGTCATCGACAGATACTCTCTGCAAAGCTTTTTCTAATTTATCAATATTTTCACTATGGTACATAATTCTATTCATTCTAAATTTTGGGTTGTCAATTTGAAAATAGTCTGCGTGTTTCTCCATGTCTGGTTTTTTGTATATATTAAATAACTCTAGATCATCTGCTAATTCTTGTTTTAGTTCAACTGGGTGCATATAGTCCAACGCCTCCGTTGGTCCATCTCTTTTTATTGGTTTTATATTATTTCTTTTTAGCCAATCAAATACAGACTCACCATTATTGTAATCCCAGTTATCCATCTTATCAAAAATATCATCACCAAAGTGATAACGCCAGACTCTTACAGGATCTGGTGCATTAAATTTAGCGTCAGCATAATGATACTCACCTTTGTTTATTTTGTCATATATAACATCATCCATTTTAATAATACCCGCCTCGTGTAGTTTTGGTAGGAAGTGTCCACCTAGACCACGAAAAACATCAGAACCAGCTTTGTAGCCTCTGCCATAATATAATCTATCTAGTCTTTCTATTTTTTTAGGATCTACTTTTACGTTAAATATATTCTCTGTTTCTTTTATTAAATCTTTTAATTTTTCATTATTTTTACCTAATTCTTTTACTTGATCACCTAATGACATATCCTCAAATGGCATGTTTTCTACGTAGTTGTTATATACCTCATCAGGTTGTTTGCCCTCACTATAGATACCTTTTTCTAATTTATTTTTTTCAGCTGTCACTCTTCTAAACACACCAAGGTTGTAGAAGATATTATCTTTCTGTGTTTGAGATAATCTGATTTCTGGATTTGCTTTTAAAAAATTTATGGTCTTGTTAAAACTAGCTATGAGTTCTTTCTCATAATCTCTCATGTAATAATATCTTTTATCTCTACCAATTGTTGTAATACTAAAAGGTTTAAATCTACTGGCATCTGTTAATCTAGAGCCCACCACCGTAAGATCTCCTCTCTGTTCTCTAGATAATTGTTTACCGATAAATTCGACACCCTCTGCACTGTCCGCGATACCACCCTTTGGTCTGGGTTTTGTCGCTATCAGTTCTTGCAATAATTTTATAATGTCATCCATTAATAGTACACTCTCTTACGTTTTATCTTTTCTTCCTCAACATAATCCTCTGGATGTTGTAGGAAACCGCCCTGCCTGAATCGCATGAGTGCCTGTGTGGTTGAGTCGACCAGGTCATCATGATCGCCATAGGGAAATGCTGCGCATTCCTCAATGACCTCATCCGCAAACTTTTGTTCGGGTGCCCATATCATACCAGATTCGAACAAAGGTGCAACCGAATTGACCCTGGCGTGTTTGTCATTGCCCTTACTAGGTGTAAAGTTTGCAACCGGTATATTCATCTTTCTAAGTTCATATGTTAGAGGCAAACCACTGGCTTTTGCCTCGACAATAACAGATTCTGGTTTCCAATATTCATATTGTTCAAGAGCCAAGCGTCTTAGTTCTGGAAACTCGTATCGTCCTTTGATTGCATCTAGGAGTATCAGATTAGCTCCCTCATCCTCACTAGGATACCATACTCCCCAGGTGGTTATCGCACTATAGTCAGCTGTCTCCTTTTTTAAAAATGCTGTATCATATGATTGTATCACATGGTAGACGGTTGGTATCTCATCACCTTTGTACGTTCGCCACCACTCACGTTTTAATATCGCCCCTTCCTCTGCTGTTGGGTTCTGCATCCACTGCGCGTTCCATTTGCCCGTGGGCAGTGTTGCCTGAACCTTCTCTAACTCATCCAACTTCCAATACTCTGGCCAGACAGGTTTAGCTTTGCTTGATCCATGGTCCATGATTGCTGGAAACTCGACCACGTGCCACTGATCAGCTTTCGCCTCTTTCTGATTCTGTAATAATTTACCTGTCAGATCTTTGTTGGACCAACGTGTCATTACTAAAATAATCTTACCACCAGGTTGTAAACGCTGACGTGGACCTGAAGTGTACCAGTCGTAAGCTGATTCTAAAGCTGTGGGTGATAGTGCGTCCTGCTCTGAATGAGGGTCATCAATAATTAATAAATCCGCACCCCGTCCAGTGATCGCACCGCCAACACCGGCGGCGAAATATTCACCACCCTGCGCCGTCTCCCAACGTCCTGCTGCCTTACTATCCTCCTGTAATCTGGTTTTAAAAATCTTGCCGTAGTCCTCACTGTCAATCAGGTTCTTGGCTTTACGACCAAACCTGACAGCTAGTTCGCCAGTGTGCGTTGCCTGAATGATCTTTAACCGTGGCTCACGGCCCACCATCCACGCTGGCAGGAGATAAGATGCAAACTCTGACTTCGTGTGCCTTGGGGGCATGTTTACAATTAGTCTAGTAATTTCCCCTGTTGCAAGTTGATTAAATTTTTCTGCTATGTGTCTATGATGGGAGCCTTCAATAAAATCGGGCCACATACATTTGACAAAAGAAAGAAAATCATCTTTAGCTTTGTTCTGTATCTTTTTTTCAGCATGCATGACTTGCAGCTGTTTAAATTTTTTTCGTACGTCTGCGGGTAGTTTACTTATATCTATATTATTTAAATTCATTTAAAATTTTTTAAAAAATTTTTTGCATCACATTTAAGATGTTCAACATGTTTTTACCAGCTAAAACTCTGTAAATCAAGCAATACAACCTAGAGTAGTGGGACCCCTTTTTGTACAAAGGGGGGATAGGGTAAAAGTAATTAACTATTTTTGGATTTGGTTCGGGACCCCTGGCCCGCTGTTATCCTACAGTACCGGGCCAGGGGTAAGGAGTAATTAATCTAGTAAGACCATGTAAGCCTTTGGATTAAGTCTACTAAACTTGTCTTTTGCTTTTAGCATTTTATCCCACTGCTCTAATGCCTCGTGATAAAATACTTTGTCATGTATTTCTGACTCTTCTTTAGTTAATTCAACAGATTTACCGTTGAATCTGTTTCGTCTTGTATAGTCTTTATTGTCTGTCATATTAGGGATATTATAGGATAGATTAACCATTGTCAACCCTTAATTCCATAAGTCCCTAACCATTGCGCCGTTTGTGGCTTTGTTAAGTGCTTCAAGATACTCGGTCTCTGTCATCTTGAGATAAGTCAAACAGAACTCATGTTTGATATTCTGAGTTTGTCCAGGTGTTCGAAGATACTCGACAGCTTTGTCTAGCATCTCTTGTCTTCTTGCGCCACCTGGCATGTACTCGGCTTTAATTGTTTTAGTCATATATTTCTCCTTTATGTATATTAATCGGCTCGGTGGGTTTATTCAGATTGCCCACCGACACCTTTGCAAATTGTATTATTGCTGAATGTAATTTTATTTGCATTTAATTGTTTTAACAGTTGACAATAGGATAGTCAAGGATTATATTGTATTTAATTAATTTAAAACAAGAAAGATATAATATGACTAAAACATTTTACATAACTTATTGGGCTTCTAAACATAAGAAGCACATAACAAGAAAAGGTAAGCATGACGAAAAATCTACAAGTTGGAAAGTGAGGCACTAATGAACGGCGAGTTAATAGGAAGATTACTAATGGTATTAGTTGGATTTGTACTAGCATTATTAGGAGTAATTGTATTTATACATGGACAGCATTATGAGGTGGGAATATTAATTTCTTTTGCTGGTATATGTTCAATATTTGGGGGGTTGCCACATTATGAATAAATATGAAAAACAGAAAACAAAGATTGAAACTTTGCCTGATAATTTTGAAATGTCAGATAAACAAACTTTAATATTGATTAGAGATTTATTTGAGATGATTAAAGATAATAATAGGCTTATTCAAATAATGGATAAAAAAATTAAGTTATTAGAATTAAAAAATTAATTCTATAGGATCAGTTAAGTTAGATATCTGGAAGTTTATTATAAACTTAACTGATCCCTGGTCCATTGACTAAACACCGCGTGAAGAGCGTCTTCAAGTTTAATGGACCTGGGATCAGTAAGGAAAAATAATAGTGGGTGAAACCTGAATAAACCCACCGGCGTGGCTAGATCGTAATCAATCGAGAGGCTGGTATCCACAGGCACTGATCCCTGGTCCAATAGGTGACACGTTGAAAATTTATTTTCCGTTCCTCAGTTGTTGGACCTGATCCCTGGGACCTGGGATCAGTGAGCTTCAAGCCTCAAGCTTGACAGCTGGTCCAGGATATGATAGGATAGAATTATAAAGGAGAAATACATATGACTAAAAAAGATAATGACCCATTTGGTTTTAACAAAGCAATCAACTGGGAAAAACTAGAAGATCCAAAAGTTTTAAAAGAATTAGAGAAGATCTTCATTAAAGATGCGCCGCTGGAAGAACGGAAAGAGTTTGTCAAAAAAATAAAAGAGGACAATGACTAGAAAAATTGAAAGCCCAGTGATTTTAATAAATCACTGGCGCTGGCTCGAGGCCAATGGATATAAGAAGGAAGCCGCAAGCTGCAAGCAACAAGCCGCAAGCTTGACAAGATTAAGATATAATGATATCCAGGAGTATAAAGGAGAAAAGAAAAATGAAAACAAGTGAAGCATGGAAAATAGTAGGCGGCCTATCTAAGCCTTCAAAGATGCCTGGCTGGTCGATAGGTTTACCCGCGAAGGAATGCAAGACTGGCGGCAAGCTCCAGCAAGTAAAGGGCTCAGTCTGTTATGATTGCTACGCTCTAAAAGGTTGTTATCTTTTCAAGATTGTTCAGGATGCACAATACAGGAGGCTGGCCGCAATCAAGTCACCGCAATGGGTTGAAGCTATGACTCACTTGATCAACAGCAAAAAGCCTGATGTCTTCAGATGGCACGATTCAGGCGACGTCCAGGACCTGGAACACCTAAACAAAATTTATGCTGTCTGTAGGTTAACACCTTCTAGGCGTCACTGGCTCCCGACCCGTGAGGCATGGATCAAGAAACACTTGCAAGACAAGCCCGACAATTTAGTCATACGATTTAGCGCGCCCATGGTAGACCAGCGGGCGCCTGATTCGTGGCCTCATAGTTCAGAGGTGGTGAAGGAAGGCGGCAACTGTCCAGCTCCACAACAATTAGACAAAGATGGAAAGCCACACTGTAAAGATTGTCGACTTTGTTGGGACCCTTCAATTAAAACAATACAATATACAGCTCATTAAAATGTGGCATCATCCAAAATATTATAAAGAATTACGCAAGCGTAATAAAGAGACTCAACAGGAGCTCCAGAGGATTCTAGATAAGCCCGGACGCTCAGTCTCAAATTCGGACCAGGCCATTAGCGGAGCAAGCTCGACGGAGCAAGTGGAGCGTGCGCCTGGTCCGGGCCACAAGCTTCAAGCTCGGGAGGACTCTACCGCTAACTCAACGCGTGGGCGGGTTGAAGAGCCCCAAGCTTCAGGCTCCAAGCTTCAAGCTGCGCTTGAAGCTGCAAGCTCCAAGCAGAAATAGTCATTGACATGAAGGACAATCCAGGATATAGTATTAATATGATCAGGTTGCTGATCGGGCAATGCGCCCAGGCATGGAACCTGCAGTCAATTCTACCGTTAAAATGCCGGGGAGTGGGTAGGAACTCGGGGCTGCAGGCTAAGCCGTTTTATCTTTTCCCAGCTGAGCAAGCAACAAGCCACAAGCATCAAGCCCCAAGCAGCAAGCATCAAGCTTAAAGCCGCAAGCTTCAAGCTCCAAGATTCTTGAGCCACGGAAAAGTTTCACGCACCTTTGATCAAGGCTCTCTACCAAGATAAAACTATTCTTCGGATGCTTAATATGGAAGGCAATTTGATGTGGTGAGAATCTAATTTTATTCCCCTTGCATACCTTCAGTTCTACTGTGAAAAAGTGCCCAGAAGTATTATAGCCCAATAGATCAGGAGTACCGGATAAACTAAGGTTCTCAAGTCTGATCCACGATATTTCAGGTATAAATTTCTTAACTTTTGCATACAATTTCTGTTCTGGTTTCAAGGGAAGTTAGTAGTCCCGTTGAAGTTTTTCTGGCAAGATAAGACTCGAAGGTTTTTCAGTTTTTAAAACTAATCTGTGAGCGCTGTGACCTGGCTGGCCTATGATTGGAACCGCATTCTCATGCACTTCCATACGTCGGATTGCATGCAACTTTCCTTTTATCTCCACATAGATAACTGCGTTTTTTACTGCGTCAGAACCTTTGGTAAATTGACCTAAGAATTGTTGCAAGTCTTGAACTCTCATGAATCTTTTCGTCTTAACTTGTTAGATAAATCATCTATCACTTTTTTATAACCTTGCAAGAGATTTTCTTTCTTTTGATCTTCATACCAAAATTTTTTCCAAAAACTAATTTGTTTCTGAGCATCAACTAACAACTGTTGATACATCTTAATTGTAAGTTTAAGATTATCTATTTGTTTGGTTAAATCTAATTCTCCTCTGTCATCTTTCATGTATTGACTTTATAGGATAGTTCCCTTAAATTGTCAATCATGGGAGTACCAAAAAGATTAACTGAAATGCAACAGAGATTCGCCGAGTTTTTAGTATTCGGTGGACCTGAAGGACCTATGACTAAACGTGAAGCAGCTATTGCTGCGGGCTATAGCAAAGATAGAGCTATGCGCGAAGGATCAGAACTTACCAATCCAAAATATTCACCCCTTGTTGTTAAATACATTGGTGAATTAAAAGAAGAAAGATTAAGAAAACATGAGGTCACTTATGAAGGACATGTAGCAGAGCTAGCTAGATTACGTGAGGCCGCTTTGAAGAAAGGTTCTTTCTCTTCTGCTGTAAACGCAGAAGCAAATAGAGGTAAGGCAGCAGGACTATATATCGACCGAAAAATAATAAAAACTGGGAAGTTGGAAGACATGTCAGAACAAGAACTAGAAGCTAAAATGAAACAAATCCTAGACGACTACGCACAAATAATTGATGTGACCCCGACTAAATCTTCTGAATCTTCTTTACCCAGTCCCGAGGAATCATCGTCCGATCCCCAAAACTAAAACTACCATCATCTTCTCTATCGTAAGAGGCAAATAATTTTATAGATTTTTTATCTTTAGAATATAGCCAACCTTCATTTACAGGTCTTGCTAGTTTCATCTTATCAAACTCTTTCTCTGTAGCCCAGCCCGAATCACTCACACAGTCGATCCACTCCACACGGACTTTAGGATAAGGTATCTCGGGAGTTATTGAGGCGATAGCTTTT